CTTCGTGCTGGCCGCGGGAGAGGAGCCTTGAGCGTCTTCTCGCCCACTGCGGAGATCTACGAGTTCACGCGCGGCACCCGCGTGTATCGCTACACCACCGGCGATCGCGCCCGCACCGTGGCGGGGCAGAGCTACACCGCCCATGCCATCCGCCGCGGCCGCATCGTCCAGAGCATGGAACAGGGCAAGGCCGCCCTGGAGTTGACGGTGCCGGCCAACCTGCCGGTGCTCGAGCTGTGGCGGCCGTACGTCCGGCTCGATCGCGTGGGTATCCGGCTCAGCCGGGTGCGCCTGAGCGACAACCTGGTCACCTCCAGCTGGCTCGGGCTGGTGTCGGAGGTGGACGACACCGGCGAGCGTACTTCGAAGATCAAGTGCCAGTCGGCGATGGCGGCGATGGAAGCGATGGGCCTGCGCCGCAACTGGCAGGTCAACTGCCCGCACGTGTGGGGCAGCGTGGGCGAAGGCCTGTGCAACGTGCCGATCGAGGACTTCCGCGTCGACGCGACCCTCACCGACGTGTTCGGCCTGACCGTGGAGTCGCCCGCTTTCGCGCCTTACCTGGAGGGCTACTTCGACGGCGGCTTCCTGCGCTGGGAGGCCAACGGCTACACCGAGACGGCCTTCATCCTGCATCACGACGAGCAGCAGCTGAAGCTGCACCGGCCGGCGCCGCTGTCGGCCGGCCTTGCGGTCAAGGCCTACCCCGGCTGCGCGCACACGCTGCAGGTCTGCCACGACAAGTTCGGCAACGCCGTCAACTACGGCGGCCAGCACACGATCCCCACGGAGAACCCGTGGGGATCCAACCCTGTTTTCTAGGAGCTGCCCATGGATCCGATGACCTGGGTCTACGTCATCATGCTGGTGGTCAGCCTGGCCATGAGCCTGGCCAACCGCCCGAAGAACCAGAACGCCAAGCCGCCCGGCCTGACCGACTTCGACATGCCCACCGTCCAGGAGGGCCGCGAGGTCAAGAAGATCTTCGGCCGGGTCTGGGTCGATGACCCGAACGTACTGTGGTTCGGCAACCTGCGCACCCGCCCGATCCGGGCCTCGGGGGGCAAGTGAGCCCGGTGCGCATCACGATCGCCCACGCCCGCGCCGCTCGCCTGGACGGCCACGGCGTGGCCTGCGCGCCCGGCATCCGTGGCTGGTGCCAGCGGCACGGCGTGGATCTGCGCGGCTTCCTGCGCGACGGCATGTCGATCGACGAGGCGCGGCGCATCGACGATGCGTTCGCACGCCGCGTCGTGCAGCTCGCGCTGCAGGAGGCCTCGGCATGCGAGTGAACCCGCTGGTGGTGTCGACCGTTATCCAGGCCGGCCTCTATCTCGCCTGCGTGTCGTCGGACCGGTACGTCCTGGCGGCCGCCGCGGCCGCCGGCGCGCTCGTCAACCTGATATTCCTCCGGATCATGGAGCGGGCGAATGGGTAAGAACTCCAAGCCCGTCATCGGCTACTGGCACTTCATGGGGCTCTACACCGGCGAGTGCGCCGGTCCGGCCGACGTGCTCTTCACGGTGGAGGCCGGCGGCGAGATCGCCTGGCAGGGCGAACAGTGGGGCAGCGGATCGATCACGATCGACAAGCCCAACCTGTTCGGCGGTGAGAAGAAGGAGGGCGGCATCGTCGGCACGCTCAACGTGCGCATGGGCGAATCCACGCAGCTGCCGGATCCGTACCTGCAGGCGCAGGTGCCGGGTCCGTGGCCCGCCGCCCGCGGCCTGGTGACCACCGTGTTCGACGGGATCGTCGGCGCGATGAATCCCTACGTGAAGCTGTGGTCGAAATGCTGGGGGCGCTGGTTCGCCGGCTGGAAGGTGTCGGTCTGGGAACCGGACCTGTGCAAGGTCGGCGAGGGCATGAACGCCGCGCACATCTTCTACGACGCTCTGACCGACACTGATGCCGGCGGTGGCTTCGATCCTTCCCAGATCGACACCGCTGGCTTGTTGCCCGTCGCGCAGCAGCTCTATGACGAGGGCTTCGGCCTGTGCCTGGCCTGGTCGCGGTCGACCAGCCTGCGCGCCTTCATCGCCACGCTCTGCGACCACGTGGGTGGCCAGTGGTACGAGGATCCGCGCACCGGCAAGTTCGGCCTGGCGCTGTTCCGCGGCGGCTACGACGTCGACGAACTGCCCGTGTTGGACGGCAGCAACATCCTGGGCGTGGACAGCTGGGTGACCCCGCAGCTGGACGGGAGCATCAACGAAATCACCGTCGTGGGGCTGGACTGCTTCACGAACAAGGAGATCTCGGTCACCTACCAGAACCTGGCCAACATCCAGGCCCAGGGGCGCGTGATCAGCGACAAGCGGCAGATGCCGGGCCTCTGGAACAAGGACCTGCTGCACCGGGTGGCGGCGCGGGAATGCCTCGCGGTGAGCAGCCTGCCGCAGCGCATGAAGCTGCGGGTCTCGCGCGACCTGTGGGGCATCAAGCGCGGCGACGTGCGGGCGCTGACGTGGGCGCCGCGCGGCGTGGCCAAGCTGGCGGTGCGGGTCGAGGAGGTCGACGAGGGCACTGCGACCGACTCGGTGATCAGCCTGACCCTGATCGAGGACGTGAACGGCATGGCCCAGGCCAGCTACGTCGCGCCGGGCGAGTCGGCCTGGGTGCCGCCGCCGACGGCGCCGGTGCCGGTGCCGCACCAGCGGCTGCTCGAATCCAGCTACCGCGACCTGGCCGGCTACCTCTCCACGGCCGACCTGCAGGCGCTGGCCAGCACGTCCGGGTACCTGATCGCGCTCGGCGCGCGCGCCAGCGGCGTGGCGTTCGGCATCGACCTGGCCACGCGCACGGGCGCGACCGACTTCCAGGTGCGTGGCAGCGGCGAGTTCTGCCCGACCGGAACGCTGTCCGGCCTGCTGACCCGGGGCGGCGATAGCTTCATCGTCGAGGACGGCGTCGGGCTGGACGAGGTGGCGGTCGGCGACGCGGTCCTCATCGACGACGAACAGCTGCGCATCACGTCGATCGACGTGGGCACCGGCGAGGTCGGCGTGGCGCGCGGCTGCGTGGACACGGTCGACGTGGAGCATGCCGCCGGCAGCCGCGTGTGGTTCCTGGACGCCGGCTTCGCGGCCGATCCGACGGAGTACCTGCAGGGCGAGGAAGTGGACGCCAAGCTGCTCACCCGCACCAGCCGGGGGTCCCTGGATCCGGATGACGCGGCCACGCTGACCCTGGAGATCCAGGCCCGCCAGGCCCTGCCGTATCCGCCCGGCAAGATCCGCCTGAATGGCGCTGCCGAGCCGGCATCGATCAGCGGCGTCCTCACGGTGACCTGGGCGCACCGCGATCGCCTGCTGCAGGCCGACCAGGTGATCGACACCGAGCAGGACAGCATCGGCCCCGAGCTGTCCACGCGCTACGCGATGCGGTTCCTCGACGCATCGGACGACGTGCTGGTCGAGCGCCAGGACGTCGATGGTGCCACGGCGGACGTGGCCCTCAACTACACCGGCACGGTGACGATGGAGATCTACAGCATCACCGACAACGGGGCCAGCCTGCAGCGGCACCGACGCGTCTTCGACTACACGCCACCGCCTGGGATCACGGAGAGTTCGATCGACGCGCCGACCTGGACGCCGACCGTGACGGTCATCGACGGGAACGATCCATGAACCTCGACGTCCGCCACATCCGGTTTCGCGTCCGCGGCCGGCCGGCCGCCGACTGGACGACGCTCAACGAGATCCTGCTCGAGCGCGAGCTCGGCCTCGAGACCGATACCCGGCGATTCAAGTTCGGCGACGGCGCCACCGCCTGGAACGATCTGGACTACGCGGTCGGCACGGGGGCCGAGCCCGTCGCCATGCGTGTCGACAGCGGATGGATCCAATACAGCTCCGACGGCGAGGTGACCTGGGAAAACCTGATCGAGCTGTCGGAGCTCGAGGGCCCGCCGGGCACCCCCGGGACACCTGGTACGCCCGGCACGCCCGGTGCGGATGGTGCGGATGGTGCCGACGGCCGCAGCGCGTATCAGGTCGCGCTCGACAATGGATTCGTCGGCACCGAGGAAGAGTGGCTGGAGTCGCTGGTGGGCGATGAGGGTCCAGCTGGTGCCGATGGTGATCCTGGACCACCAGGGCCTGCCGGCGGCCCGACGGAAGTGCTGACGACCAGCGGCGCCATCACGCTGTCGGCAGCGTCGCATAAGGGCAAGCTGTTGATGCACTCCGGCGGGAACGTCACGTGCCCGACTACATCCGGCTCCGGCTTCGCTGTGAACGACATCGTCGAGGTGCGCTGGAACAGCGGCCCAACGTTCAATTTTGTCGCTGATACCGGCGTGACGCTGGACTACAACACCGCGTTGTTCGCGCCGCAGCTGCACCACGCCAAGGCGGTGGCGCTGCTGAAGATGATCGCCACCGACACGTGGATGCTCGTGGGCCCGTTGGCGGACCTATGAGCTATACGAGCGCCGCCGTTTACACGCAGCGTCGTCCGACCCTGGGGCCAGGTCCAGGCGGCGACTGCGATCCATACACCCGGCCCTCTCCTGTGGCCGTGGTGACCGACTTGACCGCGGCGCGTGTGTACCAGACGCCAACCGCTGTTGAAACCGATCTCTGCGCACCTGTGAGCTGACTTATGGCTGCTGGCTTTCAATACTTCACTTCCGATGATGTCGGCGCTCCCGGTGTGTGGGGCGTGGCCGGCCGCTGGGCGCAGCTGCTGGACTGGCTGCTGCCGGGCATGGGTGGATGGGCAATCGAGTTCACCGGCACGAACCTGCGCGCGTACCGTAGCGGCACCGGAAACCGGTTCTACCTGCGCCTGGATGACACGCAGGCGCGCTATGCGCGCCTGCGCGCCTATCGCGCGATGACGGCCATCGGCACGGGCACCAACCAATTCCCGACCAACGCGCAAGCCAGCAATATCAACACGTGGGGGATCGCCAAGACCTATCAAACCCCCAGCACGGTGCCGCGTCGCTATTGGGGCATCCGCACCAACCGCTACGTCGTTGTCATCTTGGAATATGGGGCGTACAGCGACCCCTCGGTCGGAATCAATTACCGCGAACTGTTCGTCTTCGGCGACACGCCTTCGCTGTGCGAAGCCGATGCGCATTCGACTGCCCTGGTCTGCTTTCCCGGCGTCGACTCGCAGTACCCGGCCCTGTTCAACCAGGTCTTCGACAGCATCCATGGCGCTCGTAGCTTGGGCGGACCTCCGGTCTACGGTGCTGTCAGTGGATCGCCGGACGGGTCCATTCTGTCTCCCGGATTCGGGGCGTGCGTGCCTTTCACCTACAACATGTCCGCAGCCCAGGAGGCCACGATAGGGAAAAGTGGTCGCCTCCACTTCGGTTCCCTTATCGGCATGAGCAACAACGCGCAGACGGGCGACAGCGCTGCTTATCCTCGCTGCCGATTCCCCAACCTGCATCAGGTGTTCGGTCCCGTCCGATCCGTCGCCAACGCCAACTCCGCGATCATCGACCTGGAGGAGTTCACGATTGGCGGCCGCACGTTCAAGTGTTTCGCTCAGTATTCGCAGGATGCGCCAGCGGACGGCTACTCGACCGACGCGGTGCTGCTGGAGATCACTGATACCGATGGGGCGCTGTAGTGGCCAAGCCAGCTCAATACCTCACGCCTATCATCGGCCCGAGTGACTGCGGTGGCGTGATGCGGGTGCCCGAGCGCGGTGCTGGCGTCATCTCCGGTACCACCAAGGAACTGACCATCACCAGCCCGTGCAAGGTGTGGCTGTACCAGGAAAGCGGGATGCTGATGGGGTTTCGCCGCACCGAGGCAGGCGGCACCTATAGCTTCGTCGGCCTTCCGCTCGGCTATTACTTCCTGGTGGTCGCAGACGACCAGCAGGCGCTCCGCTCGAAGGTCGAACACGTCATCGTGACCTAAAGAACAGGGCGGCTGGCCAGCACCGGCAAGTGCTGGCCAGCCGCCGCAACACAGGTGAGTCCACCACCTGGCATTGGCCGAGGCCCTGCGCCCCCGCGGGAGCAGCGCAACTCTCGGCGATCACAATCGCAGAAGGTGAGACATGCCCAACCCGATCATCCCCTGGCCAGGCGGCAAGCGCCGGCTACTGAAGCACCTCTATCCCCACTTCCCGCAGCATGAGTGCTACGTCGAGGCCTTCGCCGGCGGCGCGGCCGCGCTGCTGATGCGCCCGGTGCCGGCTCCGGTGGAGGTGCTCAACGACATCAACGGCGACCTGGTGCGGCTGTACCGCTGCGTGCGCCACCACCTGGACGAGTTCGTGCGCCAGTTCCGCTGGTCGCTGGTCTCGCGGCAGATGTTCGAGTGGGCGCAGATGGAGCGGCCGGAAACCCTGACCGACATCCAGCGCGCCGCACGGTTCTACTACCTGCAGAAGCTGGCCTTCGGCGGCAAGGTGGCCGGCCAGAGCTTCGGCTACGTGGCCACCGGCAACGGGCCGCGCCTGAACCTGATGCGCATCGAGGAGGAGCTCAGCGCGGTGCATATCCGCCTGGCCAACGTGATCGTCGAGCATCTGCCCTGGCACGACTGCCTGCAGCGCTACGATCGCCCGGGCACGCTGCACTACCTTGACCCGCCGTACTGGGAAACCGAGGGCTACGGGGTCGACTTCCCGTTCGCCGAGTACGAGCGGATGGCCACCCTCATGCGATCGGCGCAGGGCAAGGTGGTCCTGTCGATCAACGACCATCCGGAGATCCGCCGCGTCTTCGCCGGCTTCCCCACGATCCCGCTGCAGATCCGGTACACCGTCGGGCGCGAAGGCCGCGGCGACGCCGCCGGCGAGCTGATCATCAAGAGCTGGGACGACAGTCAGGCGCAGCTGCTGTGAGCCCGGGCAATGTCGCGGTGCGACATCGAAAGTGCTTGTTGCCCGCCGGTTGCCTGGTCGGGCACCGGGCGGCCTGGGAGGCTGTCCTCGCGTCCTAGCCGGGCACAAGGGGAATTCCTACGCCGGCCCGGCGCCTGGCCTGATGGCGCCCCGCGCGCGGCCGTCGGATCCTGTTCCCGCCAGCACCGCGCGGCGCCGGCCCCAGGCCCAGGCACCCCCACCCCGCGCGGGCCCCGCTTGCTGAAGGCGGGGCGGCTGGTCCCCGCGTCGCGGGCGGTGCGACGCGAGGGAGGCAGACTGACCCCATGGTCAAGAATCCCCGCACCGGCCGCTGGGCGGCCCGCCGCGCGGCCGAGCTCGAGCAGCAGGCCGCATCGATCGATGGCGTCCGCGACGGCAACTGGAGGGCCGCCCAGCGGCGGCGCGCGGCGGCGGCCAGGCTGCGATCGCAGGCAGCCAGGTTCCGAGGCCTCGCTGCCCGGCATGATGTCGAGTTAGACGCCCATCTGCCGTTCTAATTTACGTGGCATTTTACGTGGGGCAGCAAAAAGGGCCGCTTTCGCGGCCCTAAATGCTTGAATTCTCTGGCGCCCGAAGTTGGACTCGAACCAACGACCCCCTGATTAACAGTCAAGTGCTCTAACCGGCTGAGCTATTCGGGCGGGGCGCGTATTGTAGGGGCTGGTCGCGGCTGCAGGCAAGTCGCA